TTTTGGGTATATAAAAGCCTGAAATGAATCTAGAGCACCTCTTTGACCTACATATGGAACCGGTAAATATTTAAAATAGAAACCGTTCCTAGGAGGAGAGCTGTCTCTTAAATCAAACCCTGCCTTTAACATTGCATCAACTCTTATTGATATTTTAGCTATCATATTTGCTTTATTGTATCTTTCCAATAGAACAGATGATCCGGATTGAACGTCTGTTACTCCATTAAGCACAAAAAGCCAATCTAGTATATATGCTAAGTTTTTTATTGCACGTAAACCATCATCCTCGCCTAAATTACTTGAAAGCAAATTTTTTATGGACTTATAAAAACTAAGCTCAAAAGGCTGCAAGGCTTCCTTCTTGATTAGCGAATGTTTAAATTTACTAAATATACAGCCTATCATATCAGTCTTTTGATGTCCAGCAAAAAGATTGAAATTGTTGAATATATAATTATAATCTTCGGCGCCCAAAGGTCTAACTTTATTGACATACTCCGTCCAGAGTTCCTCAGCGGCAGCTACAGTTGCTATTCCTGCACCTCCAGCGGCAACTGTTATTGCCGCTGTTGCAGTGGGCCCACCAGCAACAGCTGCAGCTATCGTGGCGGATCCTACATATGCCCCTACTGCAAGAGAACCAGCACTAACAGCAACCAACCCCGTCGTCGCAACAAATCCCGCAAACCAATCTATTGATCTAAAATCATAATGAAACTCATCAGGAGAGATTGCACCGGCACTTGCTCCTTCTCCCTTTCTTTCAATAGCTGCTTGTAATGGTCCAATTTCAGCCATGCTATATCACCTGCAATGCTTCAGAAAGATTTATTGGGATCTTTATTTCATCGCCAATCTCTAACTGTGCTTCTGAGAACTTGTTGTTAAAAGAAGCGATAACCCACCAAAGCTTGGGGTCGGAGTAGTTTTTCGCTGCCAATAGCCAAAACGTATCACCATACTTCCAAATATAGGAAAAAAATCTAATTTTTTGCCGTGCTGCTTCATCGATTTGCTTAAGTTTTTTAGCACGATATTGGGTTATAGATTTAACACCCTTTTTATCAAAAACTTCTTTATACATTTCGTCTTTGTTTGTGGCTTTTCGGCTTTGTTTATATCTAGACATATTTTATACCTTATTTAAATGGGAATGAATTGTTTTTATCAAGCCATTCTCCGTTGGAAGAATCAATCCCAAGATCTTCATCATGTAATACATTAAAAGTAAAACTTAATTCAAAATTTTTAGCGTAAAAGTTACCACCACCAGAAGTAAACATTCCCAATGTTAGTGTTGGTTTATATGAAATCCCATCAATCCAACCCAGTAGTCCTTTCGTGCCATCTTGCGAACAGACAATATTACCAAATCTAATTCTAACCAGTGGTGGCTTGGACATTGTTCTAGAACTAGTTTCAATTATTTGAGATGATTCGTTGGCCGCTAGCGCATCGTCCTGTGTGACAGTCTGTGTTTCTGTGCTCTTCAAGTAAGCAGGATATAGCATTTGAGATAAAGTTGAGAATTTTCCATGGTTCGCTTTTGCCTCAGCAACTGTCGCAGCAGGAACATTCCAACCTAAAGAGATAGTTCTAGTGGTGTTTTGAAAAGTCGCAATTGGGTCCATTCTACCATATACTGTTTCTGTATTCCATGAGGACTTAAAGTCTTGGGATATATTTGTTAAAAAAGCAGGAAACTCTACTACTCTTGTACTAATCATGCTTTGAATTTGTAGTTTTGCGCCGGTTTTATTAGCATAAGAACCAACCAAATCTTTATATGTAGCCATTATGTATTCCCCATTGATGTTTTATAGACGCCATTTTCTATTAATTTTCCTAATGCTTCTCCGTCTATCTTGATTGTTATATCGGCATTAAAGATATTTTTAATTTGATCTGCTAATGTGGAGACTGCTATAAGATTCGATACGGCATTATCCGTCATTAATGTTGCGGAAGTTCCTGTTGTGATAAGTGCGATGTTCTCAAGCTCTGCTTTAACATCCGAATTAGATAAATCTTTCATGAAATCGCGAACACTTTGTATATTTTTATTTAGTATAATACTCATCCCTATATCTTTTACCCCTGAAAAAGAATCCATAACTTCAGCAACATCAGCCAATCCTGATAGGGAATCGATAAAAGTAGCCATACCTGTCGCAGCAAGATTAATACCTGCACCAATCAATAAAGCAGCCGCTCCAACAGATAATAGTATCCCAACAGCGGCAGCGGTAGCAATAGCCTGTGGACCAGCAACTAAAGCAATTAACGCTGCCATTAAAACACCAAAAGCAATAGTAAATACAACAAGTCCAAAACTAGCAGCAAGAAGCTGAGGTCCCGTTAAACCTGCGAAGGCTTTAATAAACTCTGCAAGACCTGTTGCAGCAAGGTAAATACCTCCACCAATCATAGCCACAGCAGCGCCGAGAGCGAGCATTGGGCCAACCGCAGATCTAGTCGCCTGTGTTGCTAGCGTTTGTGTTTTTATCTTAGATCTTTGAACAGCTTGGAGTCTCATTTCCGCTGCGGCTTGTTGGGTTGTTAAAGTAGTCTCTGTAATCTTATCTGCTTTGGTAAATAGACTCGCTATCTTTTCCTTTCCTTTTAAAACTAGATTGGCTTTCGATATAAATGTAGTTACCCCCAGAGCCTTATTAAGCATGTAAACAGCAGCAAGTCCCCCCGCTATAGTTGTAAAATACCCATAGGAATATTCATCGAGGAATCGCACGGCTTTTATCAGCCCTTCAATAACATATGTTGCGCCAGTCAGGGCCGGCACAAACACAGCAGCAAATTCATTAGCCAGAAGTTTAATTTTCTCTTGAAGAGGCACAGTTGACTGGAGAGCTTCTTCAAATTTTTCTTGTACTTTTGAAGCCTGAGACATTTGCGCATCATGACTCTCATATTCAGACATAGACATACCAAATATTTTATTAGCCTCGGCCATATCAGTTATACCGGCAGCATTCGCAATTGCTTTTTGTGTGAACTTGTCCATTGAAGCAAACGATTGTCCGGTTGCTTGAGTAGTGGCTATAAGTGTCTTGATTCTTTCATCTTCTGTCATCAATAACATCTCAGTAGCAGATAATTGTGAACCTAAAATAGAATTAAGCTTTGCTGTTGTATCTGCCGCACCAGAAAATGTATCAAATTTCTCGGCTAAATTCAAAAGAACTGAAGTTTCTACTCCGGCTGTCTTTGCAGCAGCAGCAATACCAGTAAACACGTCTATAGATTTGTCGCCGTATACCGATAAAACTGATAATGAGGCAGTATAATCTTTTAACATCTTTGAAGTTGATATACCGAGTTTGGTGCCCATCATACCAATCTTTTTTGTGGTCTCAATAGCTTCTTTCCCGGACATATTCATTGTTTTTGTAAAAATCTGAAGCAATTTAGCAGATTCCCCTGCCGAAACTCCAAATTTACTTAATTGTGCGACATTTAAAGCAAGATCTGCCTGTGCTGCTGGTGCAGTTTTATGAAAATCAGAAAAATTGGCTATGAGTCCCGCCATCGCGTCGCCACCTTCTGCCGCAGTAACACCAAACTGATTGCCGGCTCTGGAGACAGCATATAGCTGATTGGAATATTCCCTTGCTAATCCAGTAGTTTTCGAAAAACTAGCGGCAGCAGCGTCAAATTGCGTAGCCATATCCATTGTTGCGTTCTTAATTGTGTCGAACGCTGAAGCTGCTATATTTGTTAGAGTAAAGACAGAACCAAAGGACTCAGTGAGAACTTGCATTATATTGTCTGCTTGGCTTACTTCAAGTATCATTTGCCCAAACTTGGTGATCATATGATCTGCGCCACTAGTGGCGCTTATAAGTCCCATGGTCATGCTTCCAATGCCCTTGGTCAGCGCCTCTACTGTGGGCTGGTCTTTTGCACTGATTTCACCAAGTTTCTTAAGTGATTCGGTGAGCTTATCTTTATGTTTGGCAGCCTCTTCCGCCTTTTTAGCAATGCCAGCTAATTCTTTTTCAAGTTTCGCAAGTTCTTGGGTTTCTTCTATGGTCGCGGCGGTGCCTTTCTCTTGAAGTTCGGTGATTCTTGCTGTTGACATAGCATAAGAAGCTTGTGTCTCATCGAGTTGCTTTAGCTGAGCTATGTAGGCTTTACGAGCCGCGTTCTTTTGACCAGCCCGTGCAAGATAATCTGCATCTATCATAGCTCTTCTGGTTGAAGTTTCGTTGTCGGTTTTCTTAAGGTCTATTAATTCCTTGAGCAGATCTGCTTCTGTTTTTTTGGCAGCATTATTCTTGTTTGTTTCAGCCGTGTTGTTTTTGGTAGCCTCGGACTGTTCGTTAGTATTATCGGACTCTTCAGACATTCACTAGCCCTCGTGCTTGAAAGGCCAGGATACACCTGTTTCACTTTCAAACTCCATTACAGCACTATCTAATTCTGCTTTTCTTTTAGCAGCGACAGGATGTTCTTTATCAAACTCCGTGATCGCATCTAGGTAAAATTTCATTCTCGCCATGGCTTTTACATATGCTTTTACTTGTTCAGGTTTTCCCTTGATAGAGAATCTCTCGTGATTTTTTCCCTCTTCTTTCATTAGTTGTGATATATTAGCTAAGTCAACATCAAACCGAAAATCAACTCCATACATTGACTTAATAATACTTTTTGTGATATTGCCAATCATAGCTTGTAGCGATTCGTTGACAATAAAGAAGTTTATGCTTTTCATCTTATGTTCCTCATGATAAAGTAAGTAGTTTTATATAAAAAATGCCCTTACCGGGCATCGTTATCATTTATTTTTTTCTGCTGCTTTCTTTTCGTCTTCAGCTTGCTTGGTCATTCTTTTTAACCACCAGAGCCTCAAACCAACAGGGAGATTATATGCTTCAATTAGCGACCATCCACCAAAATGTTTCAGTATAAAAAACTGTTCGTAGACTTGCTCCATGTATTTAGGAGTTAGGCCAAAAAAAGTCCGCATTAAGCGGAACCTCCAGTTCCTGCTCATGTCCGCAAGACTGGCACTCAAAGTGCGTTTTAATTTCGACGTTTGATTCAGTCATTCTATAACACTTTTTAAGGTGATGTGAATCTGAAGCTAACATAGTATCAACAAATTGATTGATAATTTCTCTATTAGGGTATGACTCCACTGCTACAATCATTTTCTTGAATTGTCCAGTGACTGTCTTGGAAAGACCAGGGATTTTAGTTTTCTTTTTGCTTAGTTGGGATTTTACTAATGCCATCTCGTCTCTACCTGTAAGTAATCTAAACTTAACAGTATAACCGGACACAGGCATTTTAGTTTCAAAATGTCCATCATCTGTTTTACTTAAATTTTCTTCTCCCTCAATATCACTAGTGAGGATTGTTGGTTGATCTAGGTCAAAGACTTGTTTAGACTTTGCGGAGCAACTAGGACAGGAAACTTCTGTTTCATATGCGTTTCCATATCCCGAAGATCTTGCCGCAATAACAATAGCGTTTCTGTCTCCACTATACATGGAGCCGGGATCAATTAATTTATCGACAATAATATTCTCAATGAATCTTTCAATAGCCAATCCTTTCTTGAGAAGGGCTTGGGAAGATAATATATCTTCGTCTTTTGCTGTCATATAAAAGATTTCTATTGTTTCTTTACCATGAAGAGGATGGTTCTGTGGATATGCTCCTCCGGACGGTAACGTCACAAACTCAGTGGGAGTGACGAACTTAAGTTGCGGTGCTTCCACCGGAGCGTCTGCGCCGTCATGTTTAGCACCAAATCTATCTTGGTTGTTTCTCATTTTTACCTCTATGTTGTTAATTCTGCTGTATCGTACGAAACGTTTATAGTAATTTCTGATAGTGTTTCTGACTCATATGAAAGCTCAGTATTATCGATACTAGTAATGAATGCATTCACTAAAGTCCATTTTTCCATGGTACTACCATCAGCATCTAATTGTTCTATAATGAAATTCTTTATAAGCTTATCTTTGGAAATACCGTCTTCTTGGTTAGTAAACGAATATCTGGAGTTTTCTATAAAACTATATAGTCCATGTATTTTCGTAGGACCTGCCATGTTGTTATCATCTTTATAATCAATTATTTTAATGCTAACGTCTTTCCATGTAAGAATTCCGGGATACTTAAACTTGTGATTTATCAGTTGATACTCTTCTTTTGAGATTTCAAAAGAAGGTTTTGTTACGGACTTTGCCCACCACCAATAACCAGAATCGGCACCAGCAGCAGAAAGATCTACTCCGGCATCCATTATTCTAAAACGATAAGGTCTGACTGGTTCAATAATTTTTTCTCTTTCCGACCAGAAAGTCATTTATACCTCGATTATGGATTGTTACTAGAAACTTTAGGCAAAGCCAAAACAGCACCAGGTCCTGCGACGGGGTCCCATTTTGATATCTCAGCTCCAGTTGTTGGATCGTGTCTAGTACAGGTTGCCCAATCGAACTTCATCTTCATGTCGATCTCACGGATATCATCACCTTCGTATACAAATTCTCCGAATTCAACACCGGTTAGGAACGGATTCGCAAGAGTCCATTTTTCCAAAGGCAATCCATCTGCTGTGAGTTGTGTCAAAACAACCCCTTGAAGTTTTGCTCCAAAAGAGGATTTCTTCTTAGACATTGTAGCGTAAGAGCCTCCCTGAGCACTAGGAACTAGATAACCAGAAGCAGCCAATATATTGTGTGTTGCGAAAACAGCATCGGGAGACACAGGGTCTACCATTTTAACACTAATTTCATTCCACTCAACGTGTCCCGGAAAATGATACTGATTGTCCATAAACTTATGAGTTACTGATGTGACTGTATAAGACGGAATAGTGGCTGATTTTGCAAACCAGATAACACTAGTCGATGAATCGGGCAAATCACCAAATGCGATGATTTCCACTGTAAACCTATATTTTCTCTTAGGCTCGATGATATTTGATTTTTCACTCCAAAATGTTGGCATTATTATGTTCTCCTATAATACTCTTAACTAGTTTCTAAACTAGAATTCTACGCCTGTTCTTGTGACAATAAAGTCAATGACAATGTATTCAATCGCTCTAGCCGGCTTTACAAACACTTTAGCGTACATAATATTTCTGTCGATTAGATCTTCGGTTGTAGTCGAACTGTCTAATACTAATTTGTATTCTGTGATTCCAAGTCTAGTTTGTACACTAGCCAAAAGAGGATCGGCTTGTGATAGGAATCGATTCCAAGTTGCTTGGACGTTCTGATCAAAAAGAATTGTATCTGCGATTGCTCCAATCTTCTTCTTCAAGAAAATCATCAATCTTCTAACATTTACTCTATCCAAAGCGGATGGAGTTTGTTGTAGGGTCTTTTGACCGAAGATAACAATCTCTCCAACAGCAGCGAATCTAGCGATTGGGTTAATGTTCTCTTGATAAAGGTCATCTCTGTTCTGCTTTGAGAGAGTTTTCCAAGTACCAACAATTCTTGGTCCATTGTTTCCACCAAGAACAGAAAGTCCTCCGCGATTGAAACCAGCAGGAGCAAACCAAGGTCCATCAGAATTAGCTTCTGCGAAGGCCATAGCTCCGATTGCGCCAACCGAAGAAGGAACAATTAGAATTTCATTGTTTCCGGAAAGAGTATCCCGAAGTTTGAGGCGTGGGAAGTAAGTAGCAGCATAACTGGTATTCAAATTTCTACTTTGCATAGAAGTAATGGCTGAAGTAACCAATCCGCCTGTTCTGGTACCAGAGTTTTCAAATGTGTCTTTATAATCATCATCAATGTCAACAATAACCAAAGCATCGCCTCGTTCTTCAACTTTTCTAATAAGTTTGTTCTGAAGACCACTGTTGGTCATACCGGGTATAGAAACAATATCGTATTTAACTGACTCTGGGTCTGAGGCAATATCAATTGCTTTATCCATAGTATAACGAGCATAATGTGATTTGTTTGTTGTGCTAGCCAAAACGTTCTCACTAGAGAAAGGAGCGACCAATGTGACATCAAGTCCGTCAAATCCGCCAAACAAAGGAACATTGAATTGTTTTGGAGCATCTTTGAGATATTGTGATGAACCTGATGCGTTAGTATAACTAGTTGAACCACCCAGTGAATCTTCACTCCAATACCACAATCCTGTGTCGTCGTCTTTTACAACTTCATCTAGAGAAAATACAAAACTAGTTTCTGTTGAGTTAGCTGTTGAGTGGATATCAAGTCCACCGGGAAGAGCATTGACAAAGTCAGAGTAATCGCCACTTTGCGCAACAACTTTGTTTGATGTTGCTGTATTACTGAATACATGACGAAGTCCCATTACATCAGTTTTTCCATAATTGCCGCCCATTTTAGAGTTTTGCTCTGAGAGACGCAATTCAGGAAAGATGAAGGAAGCAGACATAGCAACAGGCATTGAAGCAAAAACGTCAGCATCTCCAGCAGCTCCGTATACATAATCATTACCTTTTACCCAATGATGTAAACTAGCAGCGTCACCATCGACTCCCGGCGTTGCGGCACTGAATAATTGAGCAGTTGTTGAATCGGTAAGTTCAGTGAGATCAACGTTCATGTGAGGACCAGCACTATCAGCAGTAACAGTGACTACACCAGCACCATCGTCAGTTGCAGAATATCCGGGAATGGTGTTCAGAAGAACTCTAACAGCGATACCGGTCTTTGCAGCATCATTGGCAAGGCCAACGGAAACATTTGCTGTTTTTGAGGTAAATACCTCTTCATGAGGGTCGGATCCAGCAATAAAGTTAATCGTAAAGACACCTAAATCCGGATGTGTCAACAGGAGGTCATCCGATTCTGCCATCAGAGCGTTATATGTGATAGTTCTTGTTGCCCGTGTTCCGAGTGTATTTACAGCATCTCCGAACGCTTGAACCCCAGAAGATCCATAAGCCAAAGTAAACGGCTTGATCTTTGCTGGTCCATAGAAACCAAACGGAAGAGCATAACTATCAACAAGTCCTGCTTTCCAATCGTCGGACATTTCAATACGAATATAATTGGAACGATTTGAATAATCTCCAGTTACATTAAAAATTTTGTTTGTTACATCCCATTCTCTGTTTTCGTCTCCAATCTTCTTAAGAATGAAGTTTTCAGAACCTTCATTAAGATTTAGGTTGGAAAATGTTTCAATACTATTTCCTGCTTTATCAACAACAGAAAGAGTAAAAGTAGAATCTGGAACGGTTGCTGTTCCTAGTTTCAAATTTGAGATTTTAGTAGCATAATTTTCCTGTATCCATTCTCCCTCGTGAAGAGAATTAATTCTAAATAGTTTTGTAGCATCTGTTGCTCTCCATGTGGACTGAGCGTTTTTAGGATCAACGTGTCGTGACACAATCCACCCAGACTTTGCTGCTGTAGCTTCTCTTTTATTATCCAAATAATGAGCAGAACCAGAAAGTAAAGGCAAAAGAATACCATATTGCTTTCCAACAGCTCCTGATACACTATTAACCATAGTGTTGACTGATTGGTCGAAGGTTTCCCCAAGGAAATACTTTTCTGTTGTAGCAAAGTTTGAGGAATCAAGTTTTTGTGGGTTTGTATTTAGAACATTTCTGATGTAGCCATTCTCTTGTGTTGGAGAGAAATGAATCGTGTGTGTTTCATATGTACTATTATCAGACCAAATATCAAGTTTGAATGTAGAAGGTTGACCGGAATTTTGAGACTTTATTAATTGACCGACCGATGATGTTGTTTGTGATTCTCCTGCTGGTATTCCATTGAGAGTAGCGGCTGCACCTTTGGTATAAATAACAGCGGCCAAAGAACCAGTACCTAATCCAGTAGCTGAAGCGGAAGGCATAACAAAAAGCCCATAAGCCAATGTGTTAGACGCTGCTGTAACCTTACTAACAGCACCGCCACCAATGTTCCATCCAGCTTGTGTATCAGTAATTTCGGATAGAGGATCGTTTTCTCCCAACAATCTAATAAAAGTTACCGGAGAAGTATTTGCGGCAAGATGAGCCTGAGCAGCATACGCAGCATAAGTTGGACCATATCGGTTTCCATCTCTCCAGACATCAGCAGCATTTCCGGGCTTACCAGCTTGTGGCGCTCCAAAAATCTCAATGAAACTATCAAGATCTTTTACCTTAATTGGCTTCATTGCTGGTCCTTTAAGAGAAGTTCCGATCAACAAAATCCCATCTTCTGTAGTTTCAGATGGAAGTTGGCTTTGATCGATCTCGTTTAGTTGCACACCAGGTGATGCAAAATCAAATTTTCTAGCCATTTATATTCTCCTATAATATGTATTCTGTATAAATAGTCTATTAAAAAGCGAAACTACTATTCTCTATATTTGTTATTTTTCTTTTTCCATGGAATTTGGTCGCCGCTTATTACCCTCTCGCGTGAGATCTTAATCTCAACGACGGTCTCTCTTCTGGTTATCTTAGGCTTATCTCTGTTTAGGCCCTCTCCAGTGAGATAACCCAGAACCTTAATAAGAACTTTGGTTTCAAACATTCTTTCTTCCTCAGATAAATTTGTAGAATTCTGAGACTCATTAAATGAAGAATCTATAAAAGCTTCGTAGCGATGATTATCAATGGTGTAAAAAAAGGAATTACTAGGTGAGTTTCCTCTTAACTTTATAAAAGGAGACAAAAGGTCATTCATTTGTTGCTCGAACTCTGTTCTCAGCGTTATAGTATAAGAAATGTTCATGTATATCGGAGTCGGCACATAATATTCGTCGTAAACAACTTTTTTATTTTTATACCCACCGGTCTCCGCACCAGTCTTTAATCTTTTCGCTTTATCTTTGTTAGCAAAATTTCTCGTTTTCTCTTGATTGACCACGCTGGCTATTTTAAAAACACCACCTTTATAATCTCCTTGCTCGAAGAGGTTGGGTTTTATGGCGCCCTGAAAACTGGTGTCCAGTTCAAAACTTTCTCTATTGATTGACATCAAAGGAAGCCTAAGTTTGCCGACGTTATCTCTGAGTTCTTTGTTATGCTTTATTTGATAAGATCTTTCGGCTCCGAGCCATATAACCGGTACTTTCTGTGATCCTTTATTTGTAATAGTCTGTAGATTTAAGGTTTCGTCTACATATCTAAACAAACCCGTGTCTATCGTCTCTAGCGAGGAAGGCTGTAAAGCTAATTCGTTTCCTATTTTTTGCATCTTCTATTCTCCGTTAAAAATACCGTCTCTCGCTCTAATGCACTCAGCATGGATTTCAAAGCGATGCTCAACTTGACCAAATAATAGTTTTGGTTCCATTAACTTAACTATCTCGTAATAAACTTCTCCATATCTCACAAAGTCTCCTTCTCTAACGAAAAGATTCTGGTCTTCGGTCAATCTTCTTTTATGGAACATGACTTTTATCTTTGTTGTCTTATCTAAAGACATATTTTCCAGAAATGCTGTCTCAATCCCTTGAAACTCCACTAGAGCGTATACTCTTATCGGAGGCATAAAGGTTTTCTCTACTGCTTCTCCATATAGAGGATGAAAATTTGTATGATCATAATCAATTGGAAAGTACAACACCTGTTGCCCAACAACTCTTTCAATGATTTCATCGTTAACTTGCTTAACAAGATCTCTTTCTTTTTCTCCAAAGAACATTGGGGGTGGCGGAGCTGCTGGTTTTTTATATTTATTATCTTTTGACATTCATTTATCCTACAAAAATGCCGGTTGGGACATCCATCATAATTTCTTTCGCATTTTCAGTCATTTCTTTGTCTGAGGCAATAAGTTTTGAATATGTCAATTCGTCAAGGATTGTCTTTAATTCTTCTCGGAGAGCGTCTTGCTCTGCCTTAGCCTGTCCTAGCAAGTCGGACGCGTTTAAGCTTATAGACTCTCCAGGAATTGGAACGCTTCCACCAAACTTTCCCCTTATCTGTCCTAGCGTTTCTTTGCTTAATGCAAGCGCGAATCTTCTGATCCATTGGTGTCCGATTGAGTTAATATTTTCATATGGAATATTCTCAAAGGGAAGGGTGTTCATATTGTTGATTCCTTTTTGTCCATTGTCATTAGAATCATCCCAAACATCCATACTATTAACCGTGAATCTAAACCAGAATTTCTCTGGGGATACAGGCGAGGGTATTGGGTATAATCTTAGCTTATTATCGATAATTTCATAGCTGTAATGCGATGTGCGAGTATAAAGGTGGTCCTCGTACTGCATCGCTTGTATCTTATTTTGCCAAGCCGGAATTACCTGAAATGAGGAATCATCTGCATATTGTCCATAAGTGTGCATATCACCAGTAACGTTAAGTCCACCATAATATCCGTAGAATCTCCACATTTGACGTGGAGAGATATAGAACACATCACGGATTTTCACTCTTTTCTTACCGACAATCGATCCGTATTTTGCATCCGCTTCCAAAATAGCTTGAAGATCATAATCTTGTTGTTGAGAAACTGTTGTAACAGAAGCAGAATAAATCTGCTGTGTTCCACCGACACCTGCTTCTGTCGCAAACGTGTCGCCTACTCTAAAAGACGTCTCAAAAGAAAATTTAGGATATCTAAGCGAGAGATTTGAACCACTTAAAGAGTGTCCTACTTCTAGTTGCCCTCTGTGATTGAATGAACCCGTAGAACCACCAAGAGCTGAACCAATGATATTCTTTGATTGATGTATATTTATTAAGTAAGAATACTCTAGGACGGCATCTTCAAAATTAGCATAAACATTCTGCTCGGTTAATTCAATATCTAGAACGTCTCCACCTAATCGCTTATATGTAAAAGCAACTTGTGTCGCTGCCCCAGACAAGAATTCTGCAGAATCGACATACACACCCAAAGGTAAGGCACTAGCGACATTTGCTGTGTTCCCTGTAACCGGCAATATAATTGCTGATGTTTGAGAAGTTGGCGATAAAATAGGTAAAGACATTCATGTTCCTCCGTGTCATATCTAAATAGTTTAGATAAAGAGAAAGCCTCTACTTAGAGGCTCTGTTATCTTTGGATGTTTTCTTTTTCTTATTAGCTGCTGCTTTCTGCTTGGCTTCGTCTGCTTGGCGTCTAGCCTCTGCTTCTGCTGCTTTCTTTTTCTTTGCTGCTTCAAGAACCTTTCTATTTTCTTCTTCAAGTTTCTTGCGAGCCGCTTCTTCTTGCATTTTTCGTTCTGCTTCTTCCGCAAGAAGTTTTGCCTCAGCAGCTTGGCTTTCTCTCTTCTCAGCAGCAATTCTTCGAGCGAGAATTCGTTTTAATTTTGGTTTCATATAAAGTCTCCATGAAATTTGTAATATAAATAGTTTAGAAAAAGAAAACCCCCAACTCTAACAAAAGAGTTGGGGGCTATATTATCCTAAACTACGAATTAACCTCCAGATTCTCCGAGGAGTCCACGAACGATAACAAGACCGTACATATCCGGACGAACCATCTTCTTACCATAACGAGTCATGACACCTTTACGGGGCACGAAGTCGTCTGGGCCAAAGATTGTAGGAGTTGTTTGGAGTGGTATATACGGAGCATATACATATCCAGACTCAAGGAAAGAACTTCCTTTACGTCCAACAAGAACTACATTACGTGGGAAGTAAGGATCAACGATAACGTCGAACTTACGACTAAGAGATCCAGTCTTAACAGCACCGATGTCGCCTTTGTCAGCGTCAGCAGTTATGTTAGCGCGGAATCCGCTAGTGAACTCAAGAATGTTAGCAACTTCAGGAGAAACTACAACAAAGTTGGCTCCACCACGAAGTGTCTTACGATGAATTTGAGCAGAAACGTCATTGATAGTTTCAATGAGAGTCTCATACCATTCACTTACCGTTCCAGTAAAATCAGGAGCGAGTGCAGAAGCACCAATTTCAGCACCAGTTTCACGATTTACGAACAATCCGGGAGAACGAGCCCAGTAATAAGTAGACGCTGTGGCTCCGCGAACAAGGTCTTGAAGGATCTCACGATCGATTTCAAGAGCAATTTGCTCAGAAAGGATAGAAGTCAATTCAACCTCAGCATCCAAGTTATGGTATGCATTGAGATCTTGTCCCAATTCAGGAGTCCACTTAGCTTTAAGCTTCTTAGTGGCTGCTGTAATTGGAATAGAATCAACTTTGATGTCGATTTCTGGCATTGTGTCTGTTCCTTCTAGAGCCCAATCATCCGTTCCGAAAAGAGCACCAGGAGTATTAGCTCCAACATTGGTAATATTGTCAACGATAGGAGCATTAAGAGTACTAACTGTTGCAGCGTCGGTGGCCAGATCTCCTTTAATAACAAATAGATATGTGCTAGCGACTCCTTCATAAGCACTAGTTAAGCGACGAACTTGTTGAAGATTAACAGCTAAATCTGTGCTAGCGTCAATGTTACCTGATAGATTTGAAAGATCAAGTTGAACTAACATATCTTTAGGAAATTGATCGGTGATTGGATCAATATCAGCACGAGCAACTGTAACAAAACGATAATACTTAGTAGTATCAGCAATAGCATCTGGATCAAATTGAAGAAGCTTCTTAACAGAATCTGCTTCCCCACCAGCAAGAACAGCTGCCAAAGTTTTAGAACCATCAATTTCAACTGCTGTTACTGCGGTTCCATCATGATATGTGGTAAGCTCTGCAGCCGTTATAGCAACAGAAGCAGTAGCAGCCGCATAAGCGGAATTAAAGCTGTATGGTTGTTTCTCAATATTACGCTCTGATAGACTAACTCCACCAGTAATTTGTGACCCAACTACACCTTGACCATAAATAGAATCTCCGGAGACTGCTCCAGCACGACTACGATCAAAAGTGAAATCTAGAAAGAAAATGAGACCACTAGGTAGGCTCATTGGTTGAACGCTTACGAGATCGTTAGCGATAAGTCCGGCGAATACACGACGAACGATTGGAAACGCAACAGCAGCGAAACCTTCAATGTTTCCACCAGCCATTGTGTTGGATTCACGAAGAAGTTCTTTTGCTTGGTTTTCCAAGAGACGAGCCATAGTATGTTTTTGTTGCTCGTTTTGAAGGCCCTCAAGTAAACCAGTTTTTCCCCATTTGTTAAGAAGAGCGGACCCTTCTTTCTTCATGTCGCGGTTTACGATACCTTCGGTTAAAGTTTGAATTATAGACATTTTTATTAACCTCCTTAAAATTATTGTTATTTAATGCCGGCAAGCTTCTTCATATGATCGGCAAATGTATGCGTCTCAGATTCAGTCGTTTGCTTGTTTCTACGTGGAAGAATTCCTGATAGATTTGATTTTCTTTGAACGGACTCGCTTAGGGTTCTGGGAGATCTTTTCTCTGTTCCAGAATTTACCGTAGCTTTA